GCTCAGACTGGATAACCTCAGCCGCTTTGGCGGCTGCTTTGGCTGCCTCTTCGTTTTCGTCCGAAAAGCCCGCCAGCTCGCGGCGAGTTCCCCCGGCCTGCTCCCGCAGTGTCTTAAGGAGCTCTGCGACCTGATTCAGGCGGCTCGCTGGGTCGCTGGTTTGATTGCCGCTACCGGCATCCCAGATGCCATCAAGCACGGCGGCGTACTTGTCAGCACTTTCCTTGATGTCATCAAAGCCGACTTCAATGGCGCCCTTGAAAGCGTCAAAGTTCTTGGCCACCTTGGCGCCAATTACGCCAGGCGCAAGGGGGCCGTACAGCAGGTCGCTAGCCTCAACGCCTGCAGCATTAAACCCTGCAGCCATCGCGGCGATACCTTTGCCGAACAACTGGAACGCGGCGTAGGCGCCGAACGCAGCAGCCGAGATGCCCTTGACCACGTTACCCAGCGTCTCGCCCATTTCTGCGGCGATGTAGCCATCAGCAGTTACGTCTGAGAACTCGCTGGCCAGATCGGCCAGCACAGGAAGCAACGCATCAGAGATCTGGTTCTTGAACCCGGCAGTCGCCTGCTCGGAGATAAAAAGCGCGGCGTTCAGCTGGTCGACGCTGTTCAGCGTCTTGTCGCCGATGATGGCGCCCGCGAGCTCGGCCTGATCGCCCAGCAGCTTGAAACCGGCGCCGCCGTCACGCAGCAGCGGAATCAGCGCTGTGGTATCGCTCGCCATGCTTTCCAAATAGAACGACATTTGCTCCTGCGACAACCCGGCCTTCTCCAGGCTGTCGTAATAGAGCTGCAGCGCCTGCGGGCCAGAAAGGCCACGGAAGGCGTCGGCTGTCAGGTCAATCTTCGGGGCAATCTGCTCGAAGAAGTCCTTCATGCCGCCGCCGCCGGTCTGCTGGAACTCACCGACCTTCTCGGTGAAGTCCTTCAGCTGGTCGGCCAGCTTCTCCTGGCTGATACCAACCACATCCGCAGCGATCGCATAGCGCTGGAACTCCTGCACGCCGGCGTTAGCTAACTGTGCCTGCTGAGTCAGCGCGTTCGCCAGCTGCATCTGCGATGCGACCAGCGCGACAGTGGCACCGGCAACGGCAGTCACTGCGACGCCCGCAGCCTTCCCAACGGTCTGCAGGTCTTTCTCTACCTGCTTGCGCCATTTGGCAGACGAGCGCTCAGCCTGGTCCATGCCCTGCACAAAGCCGCCCACCTTGGCGACCAGATCCAGCGTCAACACGCCGAGCGACTTCGATGCCATTCCTTTTCTCCGGGCAATAAAAAACCCGCCGAAGCGGGCTCTTTCGATCAGCTGGTTTCAATCACCAGCAGCAAGGCAAACTTGGTATGCCTTATTTCCAAACTCGGTTATCTCACGCCGCTTGGACTCTTCCGAGTAGCGTAGATCGCGCTCATAGGCGGAGATAACCAGCTCTCTGGTCAAGGCTTGATAAGCGCCATCCTGCTGATCGGCAGCCATCATCATGGCCGCCATCGGAACCTCAGACTGCCTAGCCTCCATGATCTTCATGGCTGCTGCCGAGACAGTTGCGCACTCATCAGCAAGAGCACCAAAGGACACAAAAGCCAAAGCAAAAAGATACTTAGCCACGTCTACTCCTCCCTGATTGAAAGGGAGGAATGTAGCACCTACCGCCCTCACCCCCAAGCCGCCATCGCCTCTTCCAACGTCAGATCCGGCACGTCGAAGTGCGGCATAAAGTCGGATGGCTCGTGGTTGCCGTGCTTGCTGTGGGTGTTGGCATACATGGCTGAGAGCCGAGCAACTGCGGCCTCGGTCATCAGGCCGGCATTCAGGCTGCCGCGCTTGGCTCGGTAGGCCTGCCACACCCTGACCTCAGCCAGCGTCAGGGTGTGCTTTGCCTGCTCTATGCTGTGGCCACCAATGCCGTGCATGACCAGCTCACAGAACAGTTCGTCTTCATCGCTCAGCTCTGGGGCTTTCCCCCGGTGCTGACCTCGCCGATGACCGTCAGCAGGGCCATGGTGAGGTTGCCGTCCAGCGCGCCGCCAGTGCGTTGCGGCGCGCCATCATCGTCCAGCACCGGTTCGCCGCTCTCATCCAGCACCACCGGGCCGTCCGTAATGTCCTGCGCGGTGAATACCGGCTTGCCGTGCTGGTCGCAGATGCAGGCGGCGATGCGCCCGGCAATACCGTCGCGCTTGCCAGCCAGGGCTGCTACATCAGATACCGCAGAGTGGTAGGACAGCGGCCGCACATAAACGGTAGCGGTGAACTCTTCCGCGCCCTGCTTCCAGGTGATCTCGCGCTCCACCGGGGCGCCGGTGAAGGCGCCCGTCTGCTTGAGGGTTTCAAGGTTCAGGTTCATCAGGTCACCTTACGGGGTTACTTTCTTGATCCAGACTGCCGGGCCGGAGCGCTGAACAGCGACGGCAGTCTTGACGGTGGAGTTCATCGGGAAGTCGAACGGGAAGTCATTCACATAACCGTCGTACAGGTACCAGGTGCGGGTGGTCGGCAGCTCGAAGTCATCGCCTGCGCTGTTGAGCGTCGGCGCGATATCCAAACCATCAGACCAGCCCAGCGCCCACTTGAGGGAGTCGTACACTTCATCGTCGGACTCCGCAGCGGTGTGCAGCCGAACGTGGGAGTCATTGCGCGGATCGGCATCAATGGTGAAGGTCGCCTGCGCCGGTGTGCGCATGCCGCGCAGGTATTCCCGCGTGGTCTTATCCAGGCATTCCACCACAATCTGGTCTGCCGGGTTGCCGCCACCGTTGAAGTTGTTCATGCAGTCGATCTTGACCACTTCCAGCTGTGCCGGGTCAGCGACGGTAGGCAGCAGCACATACAGCTGCGAACCTTGGGTTTTCATTGCCATGGTGTTTCTCCTTGCGGGTTTTTGGGTACAAAAAAACCCGCTCAAGGCGGGTTGTTCGGTGGCGACCTGTCAGCGCTCGACAAGCCAGTCAACATCAAAGCTGTAGCGGTAGTGCTTGGTTTCAGGGTCGCGGCTCAGGCCGCGATTCGAGACCACATAGGCGCTGCCCTCAATGGCATCGCGGATGGCCTTTGCCACATTGCTCGCAGCGGCGGCCGTCTCTGCCCAGCAGTCGATCTGCAGGCTGTAGCCGTCCATATTTGGCAAGTCGCCCAGATAGTTCTCCGGCGCACCGCCAATGCCCTGCCAGATGGCGTAGGGGTAGGCGGTGCCTTCATCTGCCTCGCCGGGGTATAGCCGCAACGGGGCGCTGCCCAGCAGCGCAGTGACGGCGGCGCTGGTTTTGCACAGGGCAAAGATGGGCGCGTTCATGCTCGCCTCCCCTGCCTGTTGGCGCGTTTGATGGCGCGGGCCAATGCCTTTTCATATTCAGTTGCGAACACGTTGATGGCCTCGCCGATGTTGCTCTCCAGCGCTGGCCGCATAAACGGCTGTGCGCGCATCTTCTCGGTACCGAACTCCAGCAGACGCCAGTGCGGCGTTGGGCCGTTGGTGCCTTGGTCCGGGTTGCCGCGCTCTCGAATAACGGAGCCGTGCAGCACACCAACCCGAAAGCCGAGGTCGCCTGTCTGTTTGTACAGCCTGCCGTTCCAGCGCTCGGCGATGTTGGCAGCGATCTGCCGGCCGGTCTTGGCATCGTCCAGCTGGGCGGCACGCTGCTTGGCCTTGTCGCGGATCAGCTGCGCAGCCTTGCGCAGCGCGGTGCGCCCGCCCTTGCGCTTGGTCTCGTAGGTGACTTCCCGCAGGGTGGCCACCAGCTCATCCACGCCAGTCAGGCTGAACTCGACACCATCAGCCATTACGCACCCCCTCGCTCACTGGCAGCGTGACGTACTCGCGCCCGCTCTTTGGGTCTGGCAGCACGCCGTGAACGCTATACACCTGCCCGCGATGCACTGCCCGCATGGTTGCCGACAGCCCCTCGCGGTAGCGGGTGACGATGCGCGCCGTGACCTGCGATTTAGCCGCCTGGGCGGCTACCAAGTCCCGAGCTGACAGCGGCTCAAAGCTGGCCCACACGGTGGCCAATTCCTGATAGCCGGTGATGACATCCTCGCCCGTGGCAGAATCCTGCTCTTTGATCGGCACTTCCAGCCGGATGCGGTGGCGTAGTTTGCCGTTGCGCATGTCACACCCCCAGGCCGACGCGGTACATGTGCAGCAGGCGGTCTACCGTTGGGTTGGCGGTAATCACCGAGCCATTGGTGGCGCCCTCCCGGTTCTCATACAGGTCGCCAACGATCAGCAGCACGGCGGCCTGCACCGAGGCAGGGAACACATCCTCGCTGCTGCTCTCATCCGTCCAGGGCACCGGGCGATTGAGGTATTGGCTGACGTGATCCATAGCCCCGTCGAGCATGCGCTGCAGCTCTGGGTCGGTCTCGCTGTCGGGGTTCAGGTCCAGCCGCAGGTGCTGCTTTACGTCAGTCAGCGTAATCATGTTGGTACCCAAGCCTCATTAACCGCCCACGGCCTTGGCTGGCCGTGGAAACACACCACCGCAGCGCCGGCGGGTAAGCCCTTGCCACGGCAGTGCACCTTGTAAGAAACCACTGCGCCGGGCAGCACCTGCTGCCAGCGCTGCGGGTTGAGCACCCCAGCCAGAAAGCCCTGATCGCCCCAGCACTGCGTGGTAACGCAGCGCCGCATGTGGGCGGCAGGGTCCTTCAGCCAAGCTCGCCACACAGCCGCCTTGTCTGCCTGGGCAATGTACATAAGCCCAGATGCTGGCCGCTGCGGGTGGTAAAAGTCGCTGAGCATGGTGGTGCTACCCACCCGCTCAAGCGGAGCCAGATCGCCCGGCACCACGGTATCCAAGTCCAGATACAGCAGGTCACCGGGGATCAGCTCAGGGTCAAACAGGTTGAGCTTTGCCCACCAGCCCGGCCAGTCGTGCTGTGGGCGCACCACAGGCACACCGGGCACGTCATCCAGGGTGATGCAGACCAGCCCCGGTACCTGAGCCGCCAGCCATTGCACGTGCTGCGGCCCGTACTCCTTGCCGCTTTTTAGTACGCACACTCTGGTTACCAAGGGCCTGCTCCAGTTGCATGCGCGGCCACAGCGTGAGAATGCTGTGCCGGCTTGCGTTGATGATGTTTACGTCCGCCAGCTGTGGCGCAGCCTGGGCAAACTGCGCCGGGAACTTGCCGATGCTGACGCAGTTGCCAAGCCCTGCCGGGTGGTCGCCGTGCCAATGCCGACGGCCATCTGTGGCGTACTCGCAGTCGTAGCCCAGCATGATGATGCGCTTGGCACCCCAACCTGCGGCTACCAGCAGCGCTCCCACGCCAGAGTTGCGCCCGTAGTCGCCCATCAGGCGCTCGGTACGCTTACCGAAGGTGGCCACTGTCAGCAGTCGCCCGCTGAATGTGTCACGCGCCTCGGCGTAGTGCTTGCGCCACCACGGGTAATCCATGGCGTAGAGGGCATCAGCCCACGGCGCTATTCGGAAACTGGTGTTGGTGACGATGACCGCGCGGCCTGCTTTTTCTTGCCGCCAGGCGCGGACTTTCTCAACGTCTGCTTCGGTGAGGCTGGGGCCGCTGGCGATGCAGACGACTTCGCGCCAGTCCCCTGCTGGGGGTCAGCCTTGTTATCTCTGTAGGTGACCAAGCCGGCCTTGCGCAGCGCCTCGGCCTGGGACTCGCGTTCATCCCACACCTGCCCGCGCTTGAAGCTGTTGCCGTTGTGCTGGAACGAGTGCAGTGCTTTTACTTCAACCATGGTTACGTCCTCGCAATGGGCGGAGCAGAACCCCGCCCATCGTCGCTATGCGCTATCAGGCGCTGGCCGGCAGACCGTCAAAGTCACCTTTGACGAAGGCTTCGGGGCGATACACGGTCAGGCCCACGCGCTCTTCACAGAGGATGGTGACCATGTTCTTGACGAAGTTGTCGCGGTCTTCGGTGGAGACGGTGACCGATACGTCCTCACGGTCCCAGCCTTGTGCACCCTGCTGGAAGCTGCCCACCAGGAAGTCGCCAGCATCCATCGCCTGAGTGGCCACAACCGGGCGACCCCACAAGCCCGGTACAGCCAAGCCAGTCGGCGTGGTGAACAGGTACTGGTTGTCGGTAGTTTTGGTCAGCTCGATGGCCGCCCAGTCGATCGGGCTCAGCACGATGCCGTCGGCGTCGTACTCGGCCAGCGTGGCTTGGAGCAGCGCCAGACGCAGGCGGTCGATAGCCGTCTCTGCCTGCACAGTCACACCCGGGTTAGCGTAGACAGAAGCCTGGGTGTAAATGCCGTTGATGTTGAGACCAACACCAGAACCCTTGAGCAGCTGCGCTTCTTCTTTCAGCTTCAGGCCGTAGCGCAGGCGACCGTCAATGTAGCTCTGCAGCATGGCTGCATCGCTCAATACCTGACGTGAAGCACGCACCCAGTGGGCGATGGTGGCAACCGGCGCGGAATCTGGCTCAAAGGTCAGATCCGATTCCGGCTTGGGGTTCGCCGGGTTTTCAGACACCACATCAGCGCTGTTGGTGAATCCGCTCTCGCGCACAAACTCAATCGAGTTGGAACCAGTGCGGCCCCAGCTGAGCAGGTCACGCAGGAACAGGCGGCGCTGAGCAGGCTGGATCAGGCCAACACGGGTAGGCTCAATCAGGCTGCCGGCAGAGCCGGACTGGCTGGTGATTGCAGCCTTGACCGGCGCGGTGAAGCTGGCCTTCGCGCCACCAGCTGCGCGCTGAGCAAACGCCTCATAGCCTTCGGCGTCCAGGAAGGTCTCACCCATGGTCTTGGGTGCAGCCGGGCCACCGCCCTGCTCCAGCTTGACCATATGCTGCTCGGCAGCCTGCAGGCGGGCATTCAGCTCGCCCTGCTCGATCAGCAGCTTATCAACGCTGGCCTTGGTTTCCTCGGACAGCTTGGCGTGCGCTTTGATCTCTTTTTCGGAGTTTTCAGCCTGAGTGCGCAGTTGGTCGCCCACTTGTTTGAGGCTTGCATTGATAGCCTCGATGCTTTTTTCTACTTCGGACATGGTATGTCTCCTATCGGACAAGCAGTGATGCCGCCAGCGCGGCAGTTTCTTGCAGGGCCTTGGCGGCCTCTGCGCTGGTGGCGTCACGCTCACCGTTACCGCCAGCGTCGCGCTGGCCGGCCTTCAACTCAGAGATGAGGCGCTTGGCCTCGGAGCGCGGCATGCCAGAGGCACGCAGCGCGTTTTCTACTCGGCGGGCGCTGTGCGCCTCTGGCCGGTCTTCGCCTCGCTCGATCTCATCAGAGGCGAGCAGGCTGTCAGCAAAGCCCTTGTCAACTGCGGCGCTGCCGCCGATCCAGGTCTCGCCATCCATCATGGTCTGGATGGTGGCCAGCTCGATGCCGGTGTGGGCGACATAAATGTCGGCCATCGCTTCATCGAACGGCTCCAGGTAATCGGCGTATGAGCGGAAGTCATGGCGGTTGCCAGCGGCAAACGTCCAGGCGTTGTGAATCATGAGGAAGCCAGCGCGCGAGACCTGCACCTCATCACCGGCCATGGCGATGATTGAGGCGGCACTCGCAGCCAGCCCCAGCACCTTGATGGTCACGTGACCGTTGTGCTCGCGCAGCAGGTTGTAAATGGCGAGGCCCTCGAACATGTCGCCGCCAGGGCTGTTGATGACCACTTCCACGTCGTTGTCGCCAATGCTGCGCAGGGCTGCAGCAATGCGTTTGGCGGTGACGCCTTCACCGGTCCACCAGTCTTCGCCAATGATGTCGAGAATGCTGATGGTGTTGTCCGACTCGGCAGCAGCCTTGATCGTCGGGTTCCACCGATCCAGCGCCTTGGGCGACAGGTCAAAGCGCATTGAGCGCACCGGGGCGCTCACCCGGGCAACGGGCTTGTTCTTACGGTCCATTGTTGGTTCCTTGGGTCTGGCCCAGCTGGTCAAGGGTGGTCATGGCTGTCTGCACAGTCAGCCTGTCGGCGTTGCCACCCTTGGGCGGCAGGTTCTCTTTCTGGCGGCCCTCGTCACGGGTCATCAGGCCGTTGTTCACCATCTTGCTGAGGAACTCGGCACGCCCTGCGCTATCGGCCCGCAGCAGGCCTTCAATGCTGAACTCGGCGTAGTAACGCTGCCGGTCAGCTGGGCTGAGCAGGTCTTTGTTGATGTGCTGTTCAATGCGCGTGAGCCAGGGCCGCAGGGTGAACGTCAGGAAGCCAATCATCTGTTGCTCGATCCCGGTGCCCCAGCTGGTGGACTTCTCGCTGTGGCCAACCATAAAGGGCGGCACGCGGAACCACCGGCAGATCTCCTCAACGCTGAACGCGCGGGACTCCAGCAGCTGGGCATCCTTTGGATTGATGCCAATGACTTTGGCATCCATGCCACCTTCGAGCAGCGGCGACTTGCCGGCGTTAATGGCGCCGGAAATTTCCTTGAGGTTCTCCCTGAACTCCTTGCGCTGTTCTGGCTTGAGCACCTGCGTCATGGTGAATGCCACCGTAGGCGACAGGCCCCGCTCAAACGTGCCGTTGGCCGCAGTACTTGCTGCCAACGCTGAACCAAATACCGTGGAGCCATACTCAATGGCAGACACACCCCAGCAGCCATCCAGGGTGAAGCCAGGAATGCGAAAAATCCGGCTCTCTGGAATGATGCGCTGCGTGCCGTTGCGCTCGGTGAAACGGTACTCACGGTTGCCGCGGCTATCGCGGGTGATACTCAAGCGGCGGCGATCCAGAAACACCAGAGCCACCTCCCGGTTGCCGATGAACTTGCGCTCAGCAAAGCCGCCGTCACGCAGCAGCATGGACACGATCATCGACTCCCAGAACACCGATGCCGTGGTCTCGGCGTTTGGGTAGCTGTGAATCAGCGGGTACAGCGGGTGATTGCGGGCCTCTACCCGGCCTGAGCTGGTGCGCTCATACAGCCCCAGCGGCAGCGTTGAGATGGTCTCAGCAATCAGCCGCACGCAGGCCCACACAGTGGACAGCTGCATAACCGTGCGCTCATTGACCTGCTGACCGGCCTCGGTCTTGCCGAAGTACGTCCAGAACGCTTCCTCGGTCAGGCCAACCGGCACACCCAGCCAGCTCTGAAACGCTGCCTTGATGCGGCCCGGCTTCTTCTGTTGGTTCTTCATACGATGATCGGGTCCATTAGGAAGGCGTCGATATTGGCGCTGCCCTCTTGCTCACCTGCCGCGCCAACGGCCATAGCCAGCGCGACGATGCCGTCGATGCGGCCCGTGCTTTTGCGCTTGGCGAAAATGCGGTTGTCTTTCTGGTCTGCGTCCAAC